GCAGTTGATGTGGATGAAGTTCGGGTGAGCCTGGATGGACTCCGCCGCCGCCGCCGCCGTCATCATAACCTGTGGGTCGCTGTATCCACGGCCATTGTAGTCGGTTCCAGATTCACCACCGCCATTGGTGGCCAAACCGCAGTATTCCGCAACGATGCTGATGACTTGACCCTTTTCCTCGGTCATGGTCGCCTTAAACAACTTCAGTTGCGAGTAAGCGGAGTCGGGGTGGGAACGGCCACGATGGAACCAGTTTGGGAACTGTGCGATGTAAATCTTGGCCCACTTGAACTTGACGGTGGACTGGAGCATACCGAAACCATCGGAGTCAATAGTCCAACCTGGCTGGACTACTGGCGATTCAAGATCGTTGCCGTATTTCGTGGAAGTGTCGATTGGCATAAATTAGAAACCTAATGGTGAAGGAACAGGGGTAGCGTCCGTAACAACTTCCTCGTTATTTGGGTCGGTGTTGGCGGCGGTCTGTTCTGTCGCCGTGGCGATGCGTTCAAGAGGTGTGAAGGCGATGGCGGACACGATGTCGCCGCCGCCCATCTGCTGGAGCGAGGACGCACCTTGTGCTTCGGAAAGGCCAAGCGGAGAAAGTTTCTTTCCATTTCCGCCTTCAAGTTCCTTGATTCTGTCCAAAAAGATTTTCTTCTCATCGTCACCCATAGAATACCTCCAAGCCAAATCTTCGTAATACTGTTTGTTTTCTTCTTCGGTATGGCCAGCCGATCTGTTTCTATATGTGGCTTCTGCGGCATCCTTCAACATTTGTTCACGGTTACCAAACCATCCCTTGATGTTATACCAAATGCTATTGGCGAAATTATCAATCGCATCGGCAAGTCCTTCTCCCAGGTTGTGCATAATCCCAACGATGTCGATAAAGATGGCCTCAAGAATCGCACCAGTCCGTCCCATCATATCGGCAAAACGAGCCGCACCACGGGCATTTTCTTCCTCGGCTGTGGCTACATTCCCAAGTTGTTTCTTGAGTTCACCAGAGCCTTGTTTGACCAACGGGAGCATCTGCTCGAAAGACGAGCCGAACAACTGTGTTCCGTAGTGCATCAAGGTGGCATCATCAGTACCAGCCTTGTGTGCATCGGCAAGTGCATAAAGTGCATCTTCGTACCTCAAACTTTCCTTGCCGATGTCCTTCAAGCCGAAGCCCAACTTGGTGAGTGCGGCGTTGGCTTCGGAACCTCTGATCTTGGCCTCGCCCATCTTTTTATTGAACTCGGCCATCGAGTGCGAAAGCGTGGATAGGCTCATGCCAGCGTTCTGTGCCACCACATTCCACTTCTGGAGTTGCTCCGTAGGCATACCAGTAGCCACGGACATATTGCGAAGTTCACGGGCCTTCTCCGCATACTTCATCATAAAGTCGAAGATGGGCGTGATCACCGACATCAACATCTGACCCATGCCATATGCACGGCCAAGGATGGACGCAAAGGAAGTGGCTTTGCCAGAAGCCTTGCTTCCCTGCTTGGATACTTCCTGCAAGCCTTTCTCAAGTTGGGTGGTGTCGGCACCCACCGTTACTACGATTTCAGAGGCCATTAGTTTCTTGGGGTTGCTTCCTTGAAGCGATTGATGATGTTGTCGAAGTTATCCATCATCTTTTCGTCATCGGTGGACAGTACTTCGATCTTGGAGCCGTTATAGACGGCGTGGGAAATAGACATCCAGACGGCTTCGCCTTCGGGCATCGTCCAGGCTTCCTCAAGCGTGCAACCGTTGCGGACATTATTGGCCACGCAGGACAGCACCCAAGGGATGTTTTCCTTGGCCTTAATGTTGCCCTCTTTAGACCACATCTTCGGGTAAGAGCAGGACTCGGTGATGACGCCGATGATTTTGCCCACGGAGCGTGCCAACTTCTTGCGATTGGAGTTCAGCAGAATCATGTGCAACTTTTCCATGAAGTTAATCGGTTGGTTGATTACCCTCTTGTCGTAGGACGACAGGATGCGGACGGCCTTGATTACATCGGTGGCGGTGAAGCCACGCTTGGCAAAGTCAAGGAACGGGCTGTCGATGGCCTCAAGCATCATACGATGCCGTAGGCAGAAAGGAAGCAACCGCTTCCCACAGACTTTTACATCCGTGGGGGTTGCGGTCGTGGCCTTGAGGTAACGAGCATCCATTCGTGGATGCCGCCTCTTTAGGCGATTTCCTGGTACTTGATACCTTTTACGGTGACCTTGCGGTAGTCCTTGTTGCTACCCTTGTCGTCAATCGACTTGAGGATATACTGGATACCATCGTAGGTAAACTGGACACCGTTGGTGGGAATTGCGTCATCCACCTTCAACACGCCGTCAATCGTGATTTCGTTGCGGCGGTCATCGAGGTGATCGGTGATGGTGCGGCCATCTTCGTCAGCGACTTCGACATCAAGGGCGAAGGACTGGGAAAGGTCATCAGACTGGACAACCATGTAGGTGGCCGAAGTCTTGTCACGAAGCCCGAAAAAAAGGGCCACACCGTATTCGATAGCGTCTGCCATAGTAGTTCTTTGGAATTAGCGAGATGTCAAGGGGCGGGGGGGAGCATCACGAATACCGTGTATTCAAGCAAATTGCCGTACTTTCGCTGGTGCATACCTTCCTCGTCCTGGTTAACCCACAGGTCGTACAGGATGCCGTCCGTGGAGAGCGTCCACAGGGCTTTGAGGGCGGAGGTGTCGGCCATCAGATTCTGGACGGTCTGGACACGGGTTCGGTGCTGATCGAGCGTTTCGTCATCGGCGGACGAATACACCCCGACTTCAAGGGTAACGGTGTAATTGCCGTAAGGGTGGCTACCGAGGGCGTCAACGGACTTGGACGCCTTGGAATAGGCCGTAACAAGCGGGATGACCTTGATTTCTGGGGTGATACCCTTGTGGACGGCCACGCCCGTGAGGTTGGCGGCGAGGTAGGCCGAAACCTTTTCCTCAACGATGGTACGGGCTGAATAGAATGGGATGCTCATGGTTAAGTGTTTGTAAGGGTAAAACCTTTTTGAAGTTTTTGGGTAATCTGAAGAAGCGTGCCGTGGTTCTTGGAACCCTTGAGGGCATGGAGCATCTTCTCACGCATGGCGAAGCCACGATGGTTCCAAGCCTTCTGGAACAGGTGCCAGCCCTGCGAGTGGTCACGGGCGATGGCGTTGCCAATCTTCACCTTGGGTTTGGGGCCAGTCAGTTGGGGTTGGCAAATGGCGTTGATAGAAGGTTGGCCAGAAATCCATCTTGAAGTAGGCATGAAGCCCAACTTCTTGCCTGCGTGATACCAACCAGCCTTCAGTTTACCTACACGGTATTGGACTTTCTTGATGTAGGATTCGACCAACTTCCAGTCGGCCACGAAGTTCGTTGGCTTCCTGTTTTTACCCACATAATAATTGGGCTTTCCACGGATATGCTCATGGACTGACTGGATGCTTTGTTGGGTATCGCTGTCGCTTACCTTGGCAAAGCCAGACATACGGTTCTGTTGTGCGTGCCTTTGCTTGAAATCATCGAAGTCCGCCTGGGTTACCATCCTCCCATTCAAGTGGTACACACGGAAAATCCATGAAGGCTCATGGGGGGGAGGCTTTTTGTCCTTGGCCCGAATCCATTGTTCAAAAATACCCAAATCGCCACGGCTGGCTACAAGGGCATAAGGAGCCTGGTCAAGCGGTGCAAAAATCTTACGGACATCACGGCTGACGGCGGCACGACCCTTATCACGGGCTTTATTGCCGAAGCCGCCTTCTCCGCCCTTGCTGATCGAGGGGGCCGAACCAGAGAATGGGGGGGTAAAGTCGCAGGCGTCACGGGCGAGCAGTCGTGCCTCGTTCTTGACCACATCGGCCATAGTCTTACGCATGACTTGGCAATAGAGTGCCACATGGGTCTGGTACAGGTCGGTGTTCATGCGAACATTCCGAGCCGTGCGGATTTGAATGGCCATTACTGAACCAGCGTCTGCACCTTGCAGATCACCCAAGCCGAGGGGGGTCGGTCGGTGACCGTCATAATGCGATACTGCTCTCCGTTAAAGGCGATGATGTTACCGAAGGCGATAAGGCCAGGATGGGCGGCGGCGTTGGTACGCAGGAACTTCACATCATACGAGGTGGACGAGGTGAAACCACCCGTTTCCAAGTCCTGCATCACGGAAGGCTGACTCATTAGGGCATTTAAGGCCACGGGCGTGCCTCCTGGGACGCTTTTAACGGTCACAGCCTTCGGAATCTCCCCAAGGATTTCAAGGGCGTCAGAAGCCCATTCTGAAGGTAAGTCGGCCATCTGTAATTAGCGAGGTGTCAACAAAAGGAGAAGCCCACCCCCGTAGGGATGGGCCTCTCGGCATTGACGCATCGGGGTCGGTAAGACCGCCCCCTAAATCCTCTCCGCTATTAAGCGAAGCGGATACGCTGGAGGGCGTTCGGGTTACCGACAGCCGTACCCTGGAGCCAGACGGCCTGCATATTGTGCGTGCCCATCTGCCAGTTGTAGAAGTAACGGAGAGCGAAGGTGAAGCCGCTTTCGGGATCGGTCACATTCATCTGTTCGCCACCGCCCGTGGTCGGGCTGGCAGGAACACGGGTGACGATGACAAGACCTTCCTTGCAGGAGGCGATACCATTCAGACCTTCGGTGGTCGGGGTGCCGAGGGCGGCGAAACCATTGAACTCGCTGACGCCGAAACCGTGGAGTTTCTTGTCGATGGAGTTGTTCTGGATAACATCCGAAACACCATACGAGAAGGTCTGGGCGACGGACGGGTCTTGGACGAGTTGACCGAGAGCATCGGGCGACAGGAGGATGTGACGATCGTTGTGAGGCAAGTTAGCCTTGGTCAGCGAGGTAGCGGCGTTGGCCACGGCCACACGGTTGAAGCCAGCGAGCGTACCATCGTAAGCCTTGTTCGCAAAGTTGGCGGCGGTCACCTTTCCGAGAACGGCGTTGAACAGGGACAACTGGATGGCGTTGGCCATCGGAGCCATAAAGAGGCGGCGGAGGCGTTCCAGCGAGAGCGTGGAGGCTTCGAAGTCCGTGAAGGCAACATCGACATAGTCGGGTTCTTCAAGGGTGATAGCGACATCGGTCGAGGAAGCGGCGGAAGGAACATAGCCGTTAGCGGGGTTATACTTCGTGGAAGTAAACGAACCAGCGTAGCGGGTGTGAACGGTGGAGCCTCGTTCAGCGACATAGGAACCGAAGTCCGTCACGGCGATCTTGGTCAGCGGGACGAGTTCGGGGACGAGCGTGCGGAGGGATTCCTCGGCAACGAGTTGGAGCGTTAAGCCACCAATGGAGTTAGACATAATAGTATTTTACGGGGTTAAGGTTTGGGAAATTACTTGAGGCCAGACGCACGCAGGATTGCGGGGCGATTCTTGGTGTAGAAAGCGGAAGCGGCCTTGGCGTCCTTCTGCTTGAGGGCGACCCATTCATCGGCCAGTTCCTGGTCGTTCTTGGCAGAGACGGCCACATCGGACGGGGAAACCTCGACAGGGTTGACACCGACAGCGGCCACGATGTTTGCGGCCTTCTTGCCAGCGGACTCATGTGCGGCTTTGGCTTGAGCGAGTTCGCTTTGCAGGGTCTTGATGATGCCTTCGGATTCAGCAAACTTCTCGCTGGCTTCGGTGACCTTGGCGGTCAGTTCGATCAGCGTGGCTTCCTTGGAAG